TTGCAGAACCTCCAGAAGAAGTCTGTGTTGTTGTATAACCAACTCCAGTTGTTGCAGTTGCATCAACACTTGCAGTAACAGATGTATTTGTCATATCTATTTCAAGTATTTGATTTCTTACTGGAACAATATCATATGAAGTTGGTATGGCAGTTAAACGAATTTGTGTGGAACTAGTACCATCAACATTTCCAATACCAGTCATAGTAAGAGAGTTCATTTTTACAATACCATTTGTATAATCAACAGTACCAGCTGCAGAACTAAAGTATGTTCTTGTACCAGATACAAGATAATAAATTCTAAGGTTTCCAGTACCATCATCATCAAAGAAATATTCAGTAGATGTTACCCCACCCAAGTAAAATCCAGTTGATGCAATGATACCACCAGCAGCTGCATTGTGTCCAGAGTGTGGATTAAAGAGTGGGTTACTAAAGTTAAGAGTATAAGAAGTTGATAAACTTAATGTTGGAGTAAAAAGTTTTCCTAGTGTAACTGTAACAGTATTATTTAAAATAGAGGTATCTGTATTGTCAATCAGTCCTAATAACTTAGAGTGTCTAAATGGTGAATTAAAGTTTTGTAAATCTGAACTATTGTAATCATCAATAGTTGTTGTAACTAGAGAAGCAATCTCTGTAGATGTTTTAGTTGTAGAAGATGAGTCGTATTGTACAGTTGACTTTAGTATAAGATTAGTAGTTTCGGTATCAACAATCACAGGAGTAATAGATGCTACCTTGTATGGACTAAGTGCAGATACTAAGTTTGACTTTTGAATTGATGTTAGGTTTTGTCCAGTAGTAGATTTAATTGAGATAAAAACTTTACCATATTCTGGATTAGAACTCACACCTGTGCTTGAATCATAACTACCATCTTCCCCACCCCAAACAGAAGTAGCTTGTGTATTTGCAAACAACTTTTTTACATAAACTTCATAGTCTGAAGTTGTAACTGCACGACCTTGAGCTGCATAGTCTAGTGGTGCATTTAATTTTATTGAGTTAATAGTTTCTGGTTCTGCACCACCGATTGCAGATGCAACAGTAGTAACAGTAATACCAGTAACACCATCAATAGTAGATGGAGAAGAAAATGTAGATGCACCATTTGCTGCAGTTTTGTTTGATACAACATATTGTAGTGTAACAATATTACCATCTGATATGCCTGAACTTATCACACCATCTCCAAAGTAGACTTCAAACTTTCCTGCTTCTATTTCTTGTAAATAGTAAACTGTACTTGCACCTGTGAGTTGTGATATGTCAGTTGCCTTTGTGTATGTTGTAGTTGTAGTATCTGTTCCAGACGCTTGAACTTTTACAGAGAGTGTAGTTGTGTCTGTTGCTGGGTCTGTCAGAATAAATCTTTGGTCTATGTCAGAACTATCGACAAGATATTTTGTTGTAATGTAAGTTCCCTCATAAACTGTTGTGCTGTCAAATGCAATATTGTTTCCTGTGTTAGAAGACGTAACATCTGATACTGTAACAAACTGATAATCTGTTCCATCAACAGTTGTAGAAAATGCAGTACCAGAAGGCATTGTTTTAAATGCAGCAGTTGTTGATAAATTAATATTTAATGTTGCATATGAAGCTCGTGCAGAAGTTACTTCATATCCTAATGACTTTGCATGAGATACAACACTTGACCTAAGTGATGCACTATCTAAAAACATTTCGTTTGCAACCATGTTTGCATTGAAACCTAAGTAGTGAGTATTGTATGCAAGAGTGTCAAGAAGAATATTCATACCAGAACCTTCAAAATCATAATCTTTAAATTGAGTTTGGTTCTTTAGAAAAGTTTTCAGATTACTTTTGATATTATCAAAGTCGAGTTCTGTAACTCTAAGTCTTCTATTATTAACAGCCATTATCGTACTCTCTCTAACATGATTGACAAGTCAACTAGTTCAGTTGGTTGATTGACAACATAAAATTCTATTGATACTTCGTATTCGTTTCTGTCTAAATTTGGTAACGCAGTTACACCTACTAATCTTGCTCTTGGTTCAAAGTTTTGAATTACATCTTCAATCTTTCTTGCAAGTATTTGTGCTGTTACTGGAGTCATATTTTCAAATAACATATCTCTTACACCAGATGCAATCTCTGGGTGAAAAGGTTTTTCATAATGATTAAGTAGAACGAGATTACGAATAGAACGCTTCACAGCTTTAACATCTGTTATTTCTTGCACATCAGAGTTAGATGTCTTCTTACCAAAGAATAAATCTAAATCAGTATATTGTCTAACATTTCTATTAGATTTATTATTTGATTGAGCATCATATTGTGACATTCGTATGGACTCCTAGTTTATCTTTTATTTATAACGATTAACCCTTATAATTTGGATCAATTTTATCCATTGTTTTATAACTAATTGTTATGGCAAATATATCTGGGTCTGTAAATAGGTCTAATGGTATACCAGCTATATTTTTAAATCTAAGTTTATTCCCAAGTGCATATTCATAGTATTTTGTTGACAGTCTTCTATTATCTGCACTAATAGATTGTAATTCCTCCTCAACAATACCAGCTGGTTGAACTACTCTTGTTATTGGGTCTACTAAACCTTTTCGTAAAATACTTACATATTCAATAAGTGTAATATTCATTATAGGTTGATTATATGGATTTAAATCAATTTCAGCTATATTTGTTTCTGGTTCATAATAATCTATAACTTCTTGTATCGTTTCATACCAATCTGGATACTTTGTTGAATCTAATCCAGCTAAAACTTCTTTGGCTGTATTAATTTTTACTAAGTCAATAAAATTATCTTTTGTTCTATGAGTAAAACCAGCATCAGAAGAAGTTACTCTCTTTGTTTCAGTATAAGTAAATCCATCTTTATCTGTTTTTCTTTCTTTTGTAACTGTAGCTTCTATAGTTGTTGCTTTGACACTTTCTCCAGTTTTAGTTACTACTGGTTTATAGTTAAGTGGGTCTGCTTTTAATTTTTTATATTCTGTTTGCCAAGTTGCAAAATCTTTTTCTTGTTGTGCTTTAAATGCTGGAGAACCAATAAATCCAAAAGTTGATTTTATATTTGCAATGTCTTTACTCACATCTTTACTTGATGGAGCAGACTCAACATCTTTTTTAAATTTTGCTATAAGACCAGCAAAAGAAGTATCCTTTGCATCTGTATTTGATGTAACAATAGAAACTTCTTCTGACTCTGCTGGAACATCTGCTTGTTTTGCAGCAATAGGTTTTTCTGCAATCTTGGAGATGGTATATTTAACTTTAATTTCTGAATAAGTTCCTGTTGCACTTGGAACAATAATTTTACCATTCTGTTTATATTGTATATTAGTAAAAAAACTTTGAGTAGTCTTCTTACCTGTGACTTCTAGAATTTCTTCTGGTGTTTGTGTTAAAGTAAGTGTTGTAGCATTACTTGCTCGTTCTTCTATTTCTTCTGTGGTAACACCAGTTCCAGAAAGGTCTGCTGGTAATTCAAGATTAGGAACAAGGTCACAAAGATTACCACCAGCTGCAACAGAAGAAGTTGTTCCAGACACAGCATCTCCTGCTCCACCAAATGCATCTAGACTAGGAGTTACATTTCCAGGCACTCCAGATATTCCTAAACCAGATGATATACTTGCAGCTGCACCACTTACTGAATCTGTAACAGAATTGAATACGTCAGTTACAGCACCAGTTGCATCAGTTATTACATTATCTAATGCAGTAGAAGCAGCGGCAATATCTTTACCTAACTTCGCACTAGAATCATCAATCAGTTTGTCAAAGTCTAAACCCTTTTTTTCAAGTGCTCCACCAAAATCTTTTTTGAGTGCAGCAACCTTTGCATTGAAAGCTGCGATACCCCCTGCTGTTGTTCTATCCACATCATTAATAAGACTTGTTATTTCTGATTGAAGATTAACAGGTTTTGCTTCTGGTAAATCTACTGCAAGTGCATCAAGTTTTGATTTGATATCTGCTTGTGCAGTTTCAAATGCAGCTGCAGCTTCAGATGCAGAAGAATTTAATTTAGATTCAATCTGTGCTTTTATATCATCAATCTTTGATAATGCAGTATTGAGTGATTCATTTGCACCACATAGATTTGGAGTTTTAAAGTCTGCCATTCTTATCCCCCAGCAATAACATTTGCAGAACCAGATGCAGAACTGTTTGGCACAAAACTTCCATGACCACCAGTTGCATCACCTTTTCTATGAACACTAATACCATTTACTTTAACAGTTGCACTACCACCAGTTGCTGGGTCACCACAACTTGTGGAATCTCCTATACGAACTGTCTTTGCACCATTTGTAAAAACATCTGGAGAACCAGATGCATATGCTGTCTGATGAAAAGGATTTGGTGTTGGGCTTGCATGACCAACATGGGTGTCTGTTCCTACTCTTGTTACTTCGGGCATAATATCTCCTAGTTTAAATTAATCAATGCAGAGTCAATATCTACTTCTGTTGTTGCGTTCATATCTATTGTCGTTTCAGATGTAATAGTCATAAGTGTTGCAGATTTCAAATTTAATGTTGTACCAGATTTAAGTGCCATGATACCAGACACAGCATCAATCGAAACATTACCACTTGCATTTAATAACATCTTACCACCAGTAGTGATTGCAGAGATATCACTCTTTGCAACTAAATCAAATTTACCATTATTGATTCTTGTTTCATCACCCTCTGTAGTTACATTGACATCTTTACCAATACGACCTTTGACAGATTCACTAATATTAAAAGAGTGTGTTCCTTTTATTTCTTCTTCAAGGTTTCCACCCACAAATCCAGCTCCAACTTTAGTTCTCATATTCTTATGTATCTTCTGTGTGTAGTTTCCCTCTACCTCTAAATGATAATTACCTTTTACTAGATGACGAACATCTCCACCTACTGTAAGATTAACATTCCCACCAATATATACATTAGAATCACCCATGATAACTTCATAGTTGTCTCCAATAACTTTAACTGTCTTAGTTCCGTCTGCAATTATTTCTTCATATGTTCCAGTCTTGTGTTGTCTGAAAGTTCTTTCTGCACCTGGCGTATCATCTACTTCTGTGATATGTCCAGACTCAGATTCAAATACATGATTGTAAGGATATAAACCAGAACGATAAATTCTATCAAAAGTATCATCAACTGAATTATAATCAATATCTTTTGGGTGGGGTTCATCAAAACTCCCACGAGGTTCGTTAACTGCTTCATCTGATACTGTAGAAAGAAATGGTTGAGTTGCAGTCTGTATTCCTGTCTGTCTGTTCTTTCTTCTTTTTCGTAGTTGTAAATGTTTTTCAGACATCTCACCTCTTGCAAGGCGATTAGTATCTGATTCATTTAATTTACGACTAAGTGGATATGGGCCATATGTTGGATTTCCAGCATAATAGTCTTGGACAGAACCAGCACCACGAGGGTCATTGAAACCTTTTGTTGGGTCTGGTAATCTACTTGGTTTGCCTGGTAGACTTCCCATAATAATGGGTTGTTGTTTTTCTCTTGCATCTGAAAAGAAACCTACAACCCAAGTACCCTCAACAAGAAAAGATGGAGAGTTACCTAACCCTTGCATAGATGGGTCTGTAACTGGGTGCATGACTGTTGCCCAAGGCAAGTCAACAGTAGGTATGTCATTTAAATCTTCTGTGTGAAATCCAAGACAACGTACACGAACACGACCTAAAAAGTCTGGGTCATTACGATCTTCCACAACTCCAGTAAACCAAACAAAGCCATCAAGACCCATAAAATAATTTTCAGACATAGTTAGACTCCTTACTCTGTTATTTATAAGGACTAACTATATCTTTTTTCGTATTGGTACTTTAAGGTTTGGACAATCTTCGTCTGTAACCCAAACTGTCTTCATAACTTTGGGTGGTTCGACTTTATATCTTTCTAGCTCATACACTAGTTCTTCATCTTCATTATCTTTATTTAATTCGGATATTACTTTTCGGGCTTCAACTAATTTCAAATCTTCGTGAAGAACTTGCTTAGAGCAAACTCTATATTTGACCAGTTTGTATCTCCTTTATAAGTTTGGAAATTCTATTTAGACAAACTGTTTATTTAATTCCTACATTACTTGCAATCATAATTCGTTTTTCTTCGATATCAGATGGGGGAACAGAGTGTTCAACTATGCCAGGAAAGATAATTACCTCACCCTCTTTAGGGTATATAGTTAAGTCAGCCTCTGGAAAACAAATAGGAGATGCACCCTCTGGCATACGAACATAGTAACACCAACCAAAAGCACTTGCACCATGATTATGTACTTTAGTCCAATCCCCTTT